TTCGGCACAAATGAAAAGATTTTGCAAAACAATTTCACTTCCGATGAATGGGGCGCATATTACGAAGGCAAGATCGAGCCATTTGCAATCGAAGCTTCGCTTGTGCATACAAACATGAAATTCACGCCGCATGAAATCGCGTTCGGAAATGAAATCATTTTCACAGCGAACCGCCTGCAATACGCATCCAACAAGGAGAAGTTGGACATTGTGACGCAGTTATTTGACCGCGGATTTTTAACGCACAATCAAGGCTTGGAAGTATTCAACATGGCATCCATCGGAGAGATTGGCGAACGCCGATTCATCCGCAAGGAATACGGGCTTGCAGACTATGAGCAAGAACCGAAGGATGCATTTGTTCAGTATGAAGAACCGCCCAAAGCAGAAGGGGGAGAAAAGGAGGAAAACGGAAATGCCAATTTTGAAGGATAGACAATATCGAATGTTGCCCTTTACAACGCCGCCGCAGGCAGAGAAGAAAAATAAATTCGATTCGGATTTTTATGTTGAAGGGCATGCCGCCAAATATGAAAGATATGTATTGTTTGAATGCGGCGATCAAATTGTTTATGAAGAATTTGTTCCCGGATGCTTTCGCGATTGCGATATGTCGGATATTATTTTTCAATTCGATCACGCCGGGAAGGTGTATGCGAGAATGTCAAATAATACTTTGACAGTTGAGCCGGATCCACTTGGTTTATTTATTTGCGCGGATCTTTCCAAAACTTCCGCCGCGCGCGGAATGTATGAGGATATCGCCGCCGGACTTGTTACAAGAATGTCATGGGGATTTTTGCCGGACTATGACACATTAGAAATAGTTGAAAACGGAAACGAAATCACGATTCGCCATCACCGAATCAAAAAGATTTATGATGTTTCCGCCGTTTCCATTCCGGCAAACAATGATACAGATATTCAAGCGCGAAATTTTGCCAACGGAGCGATTGACAAAGTCATGAAGGAGATTCAGAAGCGCAAGAATCATATTAAAAAAATCAAAATTTTAATGGAGGTAACAAAATGAGTAGATTGGAAAAAATCGAAGCAAGACTTGCAGAGATTGAGAAGGAATTGAATGCAGAGGATGCAGACAGCAAGACCGAAGCAGAACTTGACGAACTTGAAACAGAGGTTCGCACATTACAGGCGGAGCGATCCGGAATTTTGAGTGCGGCACAGAAGCGTAATTCCCTTGAAAGAGCAATTGCAGAGGGCAGAAGCGGCGTAGATATTACGCCCGATTTTTTGAATGGAGGTATGGCAGGCATGCAGGCAACACAGCAGGAAAGAACATTTGATCTTAATAGCGCGGAGTATAGAAGCGCATGGTTGAAGCAGATTCGCGGAATCGATTTGAATGATATCGAACGCCGCGCAATGACAACAGCGGCATCCAGTGCAGGGGCGGCAGTTCCTTCAACTACTGTAAACAAAATTATTGAGAAGGTGAAGGAGTATTGCCCCATTATCAACAAGATTGATTTGTTGCATATTAAGGGCGCAGTAACAGTTCCGGCAGAGGGAACAACCGCAGATGCACAGAAGCACGCAGAGGGCGCAACCATCACAGCGGATGCAGATACTTTATTGAAAGTTTCCCTTGCAGGCTATGAGGTAACAAAGCTTGTTACCATTTCAAAATCTGTTTTGACTATGTCCATCGATGCATTCGAAACTTGGCTTGTAAATAAGATTGCGCGCAAGGTTGCAGAAAAGATCGATGCACTTATTTTCAACGGATCCGGAACAGGAGAAGCACAGGGCGTTAATGCTATCACATGGAGTGCAACAAATTCCGTTACCGTTGCAAAGACCGCTTCTTTGACCGAAGCAAACGTGACCGGAGTTGTTGCCCTTATGAATAGCGGATATTTTGCGGATGCAGAATGGTATATGAGTTCTGCAACCTTCTTCGCGGATTTCTATCCCCTTATGAACAACAGCAAGAACAATATTGTTACCGAGACGAACGGCGTATATCGCATCATGGGCAAAGCGGTGAATTTTGATGAGAGAGTGACCGCGCATGAAGCAATCCTTGGTGATTTCTATCGCGGTTATGTCGGCAACTTGCAGGAGGATGTAAACGTAACTTCCCAGTTCGTTACAAGAGAGAACGCATTTGATTTCCTTGGATGCGCGATCTTCGATGGCAAAGTGCAGGCGGTTGAAGCATTCGTTAAGATTGCGAAGGCAACCGCGTAATTAATTTGATAGATTCGGCGGCGTTTGGCTTCTCCGACAGCCTGCCGCCGTTTTCTATACAACGGAGGTTTAAAAATGCTTGCAAATATTAAATTGTCAATGAGAATTTTTCATACAATGCTTGATTCCGATATCACATCAAATATTGCCGCCTGCATGCTTGATTTGCGGCGCGTTGGAATATCTGCCGCCCTTGCGGTTGAAACATCCCCGGATGCGCTTATAAATAAAGCGGCGGAATTGTATTGCAAATGGCAATATGATTTCAACCAAAAAGGCGAGCAATTCAAAAAAGCATATGAAAATCTTCGTGATGCATTAAGTCTTTGTGAAGATTATGCAGAAAGCGAGAATGCCAATGTATAACGAAGTGATTTATTTACTTTCTACAAAGCATGCAACAAATGAAGTCGGAGATCAGATTGAAACATTTGAAAAAATGCCGCGCTTTGCCCGGTTGAAAAGCATCGGGCAGATGGAATTTTATCAAGCGCAGGCGCAGGGATTAAAACCGGAAATCAAATTTGTTCTTCCGGATTATCTTGATTATGACAATCAAGAAGAAGTTATTTATAACAATTTCCGCTATAAGGTTTTGAGAACATTCAGAGCCGAAAACGGAAGCGAAATTGAAATTGTATGTTATGGCGGCGTTCGTTTGGAGGTTGTGAACGATGGCGATTCCTAAGAGCATAACGAAAATAAGCAAGGATGGAAATGTTGTGTATACGCAAAGCGTTGATCGGGTAAATTACACGATCCGCGAATTGACACGCGCCGCGCTTCGCGATGTCGGGAAATACGTTTGCAAGCAATTCCGCATTGCTTATTATGACCGCTTCAAGAAGCATTCCGGCAGGATTGGGCGGTTTACGCAATATTGGGTGAAGCACAAGCAAGCCCGGATTGAATTGCAAGTGGGAATGAAGCCGAATGCCTTTTATGGCGGCTTTCAAGAATTGGGAACATCCAAAACCACAAAGCATGCATTATTGACGCATGCCGTTCAAGACAACATTGCGAAAATAGTTGAGATCGAAAGTCAATATCTTTCGGCGTTAGAGGATGAAGCGCGCGCTTTATCCCTTATCAGTGAAGAAGAATACGAGGGCGGCGCGGATGAGTAAAACAAACGCATTGCGAAAAATTATTCAATCGAATATTAATTCAGTTGTGAAAAGCTATTACCGGGTAGCGGATGCGAAAGCAGATTTTCCGCATGCGGTATATGATTTTGAAAATATCGATCTTGGCGATATCAACAGGGATGATTTGATTCTCATTATTGATATTTGGGGGAAGGGCAAAGATACTTCCCAAATCGAAGAAATCGCGGATCAGCTTGAAACGATGTTCAATGCGGCGAATATGCCGGGCGAAGAAGTTCTTCCGACATTTTACCGCATCAGCCGCAAACCGATTGATGATGAAGATAAAACATTGATTCGCAGGCAATTGAAATTTCAAATACAAAATTATTCAATAGGAGGTTAAGAGATGGCAACGAAAGTTATTACAAGCAACGGCGGCAATATTGCTTCCGAGGATTTTCATGTTGCAACATGGACAGGAAAAACCAAAGGCGGCAACGCCGTAAAAATCACGCTTGAAAATGCCTTCAACAAAGGGAACATTGAATGGACGTTGGCAGAGAAAAACGAGGTTGTTCCGGCAATCGAGTTTGAAGCATGTTACAGCAATAGTGACAAGCAGGCAGACGAAACCACAACAAGCCCTTGGAAGATTGAAATTGACGGTGAACTTGTTTCCGGTGCAAAAGAAATTCTTCTCGGTTTGGGCGTTTTCGCGATTGATGATGTAGATGTTGCACTTTGCCGCGGCGGTGGTTCTTTCAAGGTTGAAAGAGAGTTCCGCGACATTACGGCAGACGGTGACAAGGGATCTGTAAAAGATCGAATTTCACTTGATGCGGAGCGTGCAAAACTTTCCATGAATACTTTAACAATGCTTACATCCATGAAGGCGATGTACCCGGCATTGTCCGAGACAGAAGCAGAAGGTTAAAAAGAGCAGGGGGAACGGATATTTCCGTTCCCTTTTCATTTATTCAAATAGTCGGAGGTTAAAAGAATGAATATAAGAGGTTTACAAACAGAAGATTTATTCAAGGCTTGGCGATTAATTTCAAAAATCGGAGTTCGTGAAGAAATCCGGGAAGTTGCGGCAAGAGCAGAGGAAAACAAGGGAAAGAAAATTCAATTTGACATGGGCTTTGATCTCATGTTTGGAATTTTGGACAAGGCAACGCAGGCGAAAGCAGAATCCGAAATTTATATTTTTATTGCGGATCTTTTCGGATGCGCGCCGGATGAAGTTCGCACAATGCCGCCCCTTGAATTATTTAATAATTTGGGGCAAGTAGCGGATTTTGAGGAATGGAAAGATTTTTTCGGATCATTGAAGCAACTGATTATGAAGAAATAATTGATCTGCTTCTTAATAGATACGGAAATTTAGAATACATAATGCAAACAGATATCGAAACGGCAATGCGGATCATCGCGAAGGCAAAGGAGAAGGAGCAGGAAAACCGCTTCTTCTTGCAATGGGTTGTTCAGCTTCCGCACATGACAAAAGAAAATTATATTTCTTTCGATTCTTACATTGACCGAGTAACCGGAAGGAATATTGATCGCCGCCCGGTGTCTGAATGCATGGCAGAAATAGAGGAAATCAAAAAGAAGTTCAAATAAAGGCGGTGCAATATGGCTTTATCTATATTTTCATTGATGGGATCCATTTTCGTAGATTCAAGCGAAGCGGAAAACAGCATTTCCAAAACAGAAGAAAAATCGAATAAACTTGCGGATTCCTTTATCAATGGAATTGCAACCGCCGGGAAGTGGGCGGCAGTTATTGGAACAGCCGCCGCATCCGCCGCCGTTGCTTTAGGATCCGCCGCAATCAGTGTTGCAACGGATGTTGATTCAGCAATGAACGATTTCGCGGCATCCACAGGAACAGCGGTTGAAGAATTGGGCAAATATGAAGATGCCATGTTGAATATCTACAAAGCCAATTACGGCGAATCATTTGAAGATATTGCGGCATCAATGGGCGAAGTCAAAAAGATTATGGGCGATATGGGCGCGGAAGAATTGGAAGAAATGACAACAAATGCGCTTATGCTTCGCGATACATTTGAATTTGAAGTTTCCGAAAGCGTTCGGGCGGCAAATTCCTTGATGGATCAATTCGGTATTTCCGGCGAAGAAGCTTATAACTTGATTGCGCAGGGCGCGCAAAGCGGTTTGAACCAAAACGGCGATTTGCTTGATGTTTTGAACGAATACGGCGTGCAGTTTTCGCAGATGGGTTATTCCGCAGAAGATATGTTCAACATGCTTGCAAACGGCGCAGAATCCGGCACATGGAGCATTGACAAATTAGGAGATGCGGCAAAGGAATTTAATATTCGAATGAGTGACGGAAGCGCAAAAGATGCAGTTGAAGCCCTTGGTTTTTCGTGGGAATCCGTCAGCGAATCATGGAGCAAAGGCGGCGAAGATGCAAAAGAAGTTATGAACATGCTTTTGAATGAGTTGGACGGACTAGAAAACACAACAGAAGGTTATAACATCGGCGTTGGTTTAATGGGAACAACTTTTGAAGATATGGGCATGGAAGCATTGCTTGCATTATCTCAAACCGAAGGCGCGATCAGCAACACAAAAGATGCATTATCCGAAATCAATGATATCAAATATGATGATCTTGGAAGCATGATCGAGGGTTTGAAGCGGAATTTCGAAACACTTCTTCTTCCCCTTGGCAATGCGTTGATCCCATTGATTATGCAGTTTGTTCAATTGGTGATGGACAACATGCCGATCATCGAATCAATCTTTGCGCAATTAACGCCAGTAATAACGCAGTTATTCGAAAATTTAGTTCCGCCATTGATGAATTTGATTTCGTCATTGCTTCCGCCCTTGGTGGAAATTATAAATGCGGTTTTGCCGTTTTTATCTTCATTTTTGGCGCAAATCATCCCTTTTTTGGTTCAAATCGTGGATGCGGTTTTGCCGATCTTGGTTGATTTGATTAATATGTTACTTCCGCCGATCATGGAAATTGCAAACATGATTTTGCCGATTTTGATTCAATTTATAACGCCGCTTCTTTCATTGCTTCAACCGATCATTGATTTGTTGCAACCGATCATTGAATTGGCGATGGCGTTGATTGTTCCATTGATGGAGTTATTGAGCGCAGTTTTGCCGCCCTTGGCAGAAGTTATCACATATTTAGTCGAAGTCGTTCTTGCCCGGATGCAAAAGCAGTTTCAGACGGTGACAAGCACAATTTCAAACGTGGTAAATATTGCGGTTCAAGCGGTACGAAATCAGATTGAAATTTTGAAAACTATTTTTTCAAATATCATTGATTTTATTCGAAATGTTTTCACCGGAAATTGGCGCGCGGCTTTCGAAAATTTGAAAACTATTATATCCAATATTTTCCAAGGCATGATTAACGCAGTGAAAACGCCTATCAATGCAATCATCGCTTTGATTAATGGCATGATTTCCGGCGTGATTGGCGGAATCAATAATTTGATCGATGCATTGAACAAATTGAAAATTGATGTTCCGGATTGGGTGAAAGAAATTGCAGGGATTGAAACATTCGGTTTTGATATCCCGAACATAACCGCGCCGCAAATTCCTCTTTTGGCGAAGGGCGGAAATGCAATTGAAGAAGGTGCGGCGATTGTTGGAGAAGCCGGGGCGGAGTTGGTAACATTGCCGCAGGGCGCAAGGGTTACGCCATTAACAAGCAACGGTGATCCCATCGGTTACAAAGAAATGACTTCAAAGCTTGATACAATGATTTCATTGCTTGCCGCCATTTATGAGAAAGAAGGCGTTGTGCAGATTGGCGAAAAGCAATTCACCGATCATATCAATCGAGCATTGGGCGCGATGCTTTAGGAGGTTGAAAAATGCGGAAATTCTATATTGAAAATGAATACAATGAGCGTTTTTCATTGTGGGGCAATCGCGTTTATATGGTTGAGCCTTCCGGATTAGGAATCAAGCACGATGCAAGTTATATCCGCATTGGTGATTCCTTTTTGAGAAATAAGAAAATGCAAGTTGCACAATCGAACATCGGCGGCAAGATTGAATTTATGGATCCGGGCGCAAATCAGAAATTCAAAGAATTTTATGATTTTTGCGCCGCCGCTTCCGAATTGCATCTTATATATGATCCGGGGGATGGAAACGAATATGTTCGCGATATTGACATATTGGAAGCAGGCAAGACGGAAAGAACCGGGGGCACGCTTCCGATCACCGTCAAATTTGCATGCAAATCGCTTTATTATTCGCGCGCAAACAATCGTTTTGTTTTTGAATCCGATGATTTTGAAAAAAGATATGATTATCAATATGATTTCGCATATAGCGATCATGGAACATATGAAACAATGATTGAAAATTCCGGGCATGTGGAAGCCCCTTTTGATTGTATTATCAACGGATATTGCGTAAATCCTGCAATTCAGATCGTGAAGAATGGCAAAACCGTTTACGAAGTAGAATTTCCGGTTGCCATTGAAGAAGGTGCATATTTGCGTTATTCTTCGCGCGATGGAATGCTTGAAGCAACGCTTGTTTCCGGGGATTCCGAAACGAATTTAATGAATTTGTTGGATATTACGAAGGACAATTTTTTTAAAATCCCGGTTGGGGATAGCAAGATTGTTTTTTCGTCTGCATCCAGTGCAAGTACAAACGTCATTTCATTAACAGTTTATAAAATGTTTGAGGTTGTTTAATATGTTATGTTATTTCATTTCAAAGAAAGATTTTTCGCTTTTGAATTGTGTTGAAGTCAATTCGTATTCGGTGGAACACAATCTTGATCTTGGCGGCAAATCAAAAATCGTGATTGCCTGCAATCCGAAAGCCGCCGCCGATGATTTCGTTGTTTTGAAGGATGGGAAGGATATCAAGCTAAAAGGAATCATCGAAAAGATCGACAATGTGCAGGGCGAAAGCATGCACACAATATCATGCTTGGAGATAGAGAGGGTTTTTGACCGGAAAATTTTCTTGACCGATGCGGAGATTATCAAGGAAACCGGGATTGAAGATTTTGTTTGCGCATCCATCCGGGCGCACTTTTCGCAAACCGGGGATTTGTTCGTTGATATGGCATATATGAATTGCACAGCCTTGACGCATACGAAAGTTAATTCGAAGCCGCAAACCGATGATGGAATTTACAATTTCAAAACCTATCTTGGAAATATCAAAGAGCAGTACGGAATTTTTCTTGATTTTGAGTTCACCAAAACGGCATTGAATATCACTATTCACCGGAAAGAACAAAGCGCATTGAATATTGATACAACCTTGACGGATATCGATTCATGTCAAGAAACATATGAAGTCAAGGCATTATCAAAATTAAATGTGAAATGGTTGAATCTATCAACGGAGCAGGAAACGGCGCGCACTTTCTATTTGCATACGGATCGAACCGTTTCCGAGATAGACGAACGGCGCGTTGATGGCACGATTGCGGCGTTTTATGCGGCAACCGATACAGAAGAAGAAATGATTGAATCCGTCACAAAGGAATTTCGAAACAATTCCTATTCCCATTTGATTGAAGCGAATATTTTTGCTAATTCGAAGCTTTATCCCATGAATGAATTGTATGTGGGGCATACGGTGACAATCAAAACTTCCGCAGGCGTAAAAGATAGCATTATTTCGGGCATATCCTTTTCCGATGATGCAAATGTTGTGTTTGTGAAGTTCGGAAATTTAAAAGTGACATTAACGGACAAATTGAAATGAGAGGAGAAAGAAAACAATGGCAGTTCGCGGAATTACATTTTCGAAACAAACAGTTTCTTCCGGTGATGATGCCCACATTTACGGCATACTTTTGAACGGCAGAAAGGGCAGATCCGCCGGGCTTGAAATGACTTTCGGCGTTGATGATATTTATATTGCAACCGGGCGTTTTTTCGCCGCAAATAGAATGATTGCAGTATCATCAATGGAGACAGTCACAACGCCAGTTGTAACAACCGGAACTTTATATTGTAGGCTTGTTTTTGAATTGGATATGTCACAGACCAACACAAACACAAGCTTCGAACAAGGGGCGTTCAAGGTTCTAACAGCGGCAACGGATTATCCGGAGATTATACAAGAGGATTTGGAAGCAGGCGGCAACATATATCAATTGCCCTTCGCAAAGTTCACAAAAACTTTGAATGGAATCGGGGCTTTCGTTTCTGAATTGGAATCAATCGGGCATATCAAAGAGGATGCGACAATTTATGTTTCCCCCGGCGGCAATGATGCATCCGGTGACGGTTCGGAAACATACCCATTCGCAACGATTCAACATGCGATTGATAGCATTTCGAAGGATCTTGCAAATCGCAAAATCACAATCAATATTGCTTCCGGTACATATTCGGAAAATGTAGAGGTTGCCGGATTTCATGGCGGAACGCTTCGTTTCAATTTCGGGGCGGTTACGGTGAAAACATTTTCCGTTTTTGAATCAAGTATCATCATGGATGGC